TGAAAAATATCTATGTGCTAGTATTATGGTATAAGTTTGCCATTCATTATGTCTGAAAATGTTACTGAAGAAAAAAGAGAAACTCTAAAAAGAATTAGTGTGTCTGTAAATCCTGATGATTATCAACATTTAAAAGACCTATCAAGAGCAGGACTTTCAATAGGTTTTTTAATTCGTGAAGCTATACACGATTTTGTTATTAAAACTAAAAAATAATTATTCTTTATTAGTTAATATTTATCAAAACCATTTTTTTGTAATACATCATAAAATTTAACTATGTGCTTGTATTTCATGTGAGATAAACAAACATTTATTATTTCATCTACTGCATCATCTTTATAAAAAGCATCGATAAAATATTTTTTTAATCTTTGAAAGCACATATTATACATTTGTGCATGATGTTCTTTTTCTAGTTTCTTTTTATTCATTTTTTTATCTCCATATAAGGTGTTTTAGTTTCATATAAATCTTTATTATGATCCCACCAGATATCGATAATATATCTATCACTATCAAAAAAATAACCTCTATCTGATTCTCTACATTCTTCAATATAAAACTCTATAAAATCATCATAATAATCTGGATGTAAATTATTATCTTCAGCTATTTTTTTAGCTGTATTAGCACAATGCTCTTCAAATTGTTCATTAATATAAAGAGCTTCTTTTTCTTGCATAACTTGATCTTCTAATGGGTTATTAATCATTTTCATACTCCTTTACTTCTAATATTTTTACTGGATCAGTAAAAAATCTATCTTCAACGACATTTACTACACAATTTTCAAGTAATGGATCTCCTGATGGACAAGTAAATTTATCTTCAGTATCAACCTCTACCAGTAAAGTGACTTGAATTTTTTTAATCATTTTCGTTACCGAATTTTCGTATTTGGAAAGTACTGGACTTACATAATTGTTACCTACCTTGAACATCTAATTAAAGACTCGTTAATAAATTAACTTTGCAATCGTTGGCCTACAATTAATGCCAGTAAATTATTCAGTTCTTTTTAAGAAATGAGTTAATAATATATTCATAGCTTCCTTCTTTTCATCTTTATCAGATGAAGTTTTATATATCTTTTTTTGATCTATATATATTTTATGTTTCAAATCAATTTTATCTTGTCTCTTATCATGTATTTTTATTTTATTTTCTTTCTCCCACTCCTCTATATCTGATTCAACTATAACAATGTCATACCAATCATAAAACGTATTAGGATGTACATTATCAATTTTTTTTCTACATTCTTCTACTATTTCAGTTCTCGATAATCCTTTTCTAATTAACTCTTTCATGTACTCCATACATGATTCTCTATTAGGATTTACATTTACCATTAATCAATTCTCCTACTTGTAATTTGTATTTCTCTTACTAAATATCTAACTGACTCTTCATAATCTATTTCATTACCTTTTTGAGGTAAAAAGAAAGTAGCATTCCTTTCTGCTAACTCACATAATACCGAAAGTATATCCAGTAATATATTTACTTTGTTCTTAATATCCATTTATTTAGTATCTTTATTGATTGCCTTTAATAGATCCATAAAGAATGGACTTGGTGTAATTGTGAAAGAATCTCCATTCTCTTCTATTTCGGCTTCAAAGTACTTAGGATTGTTTTTTCTTTCTTCTTTGATTAATCTTGCCCATTCAAGACATTCAAGACTTACTTCATTCAACCCATTCAAGCCAAAAACAAAAAATCCAGGATTTTGATTTTTTATTTCAATTTTTGATTTTTTACTTTTTAAAAATTAAATAAATTATTCTATCTTTTTAAGAATTTTTAAAACTTCATTCAATTGTTTTTTATCAAGTCTTTTAATCTGATCTAAATTAATAGATTTTTGAAATAAATTGTTAATGTGATTATTCATTTTTTTAAATTTTTAAAGTATCCTTTTTTTTGTGTTCCATGTATTAATAAAGCGAATGGATCAGGTTTAAAGCAACTTGAATCATCCTTGTCTATTTTGTAAGGTTTGCCAATATGTTCAATACCTTTTTTTATTGCCTCGGCTTCGCTATTAACTACAATTGCATATCTTTTAAATTGTGGATATCCTGCATAAATTAACCTATCTAGTGATCCCCCCATTGAAGCAGTTAAAAAGAAGTTATCAGGTATTGAAACATTAGTTCCGAATAAATGAAGACTTTTTGAATAACAATAAAACTTCATTAGTGGATTAAGTCTAGCTACTGCAAACCACGCCCGCAAATATTCTCCATTGAAGAAATCTCCCGAAGAATGAATTCTAACTTTATTAATATTTCTAGTTTTGTGTTCTTGTATTGAATCATTAATTAATTCATATGTTTTATAAAATCCATTCTCACTATTTAAAGTTTTTAAAATTAAATCGTGATTGTATTTTCTAGCATTATAAACATTTTTATATTGTGCCTCTTGGCTTGCTGCATAACATCTAAAAATAGTATTTTCGCCATCTTCAACACTTAATTTGCCGTTATTATTCATAACGGCATAACTACGGCACTTGTCAGAATTCGGACAGGTACGGCCTGCGGGTAAATCAAAAATTAAAGTTTGTTTTAATTTTTTATTTCCTTTTGACATTTTTAATAGTTGTTTCATTTTATAGTGTCCTCACTAACGTTTATAACTGCTATATTTCTTAAGTTTCTATATCTGACATTTAAAAAACCAACTTTATATTTTTTTGCATCTTGTTTGTTTATATAACCAGTTTGTTGAATTCCTAAGTTTTGAAAGTCTCTGTTTGAATTCCAATAATTTAGAATTTCTTTTTTACTTTTAAAATCTCTACCATACGCGGCAGATACTGTTAATGTGTGATTCATAGTTAAAAAATAAATATGTTTACTATTAAATGATATCAAATTATAGTTTATATTTAAAGTATTATTTAAAACATTCAATAAAAAACATTCAAAAATTTCATTCAATTTTTACATTCAAAAATTCATTCAAAATATTATTAGTTACTATTAGTCTATTTTTTTTTTAAATTTTTAATTTTTTTTTTTTTTTTTTTTTTTTTTTTTTTGAAAATTTTTTAAAAAAATTCCAGGCAAAAAAAAACCCGCTATTTTTAGCGGGTTATTTATTTTAAATTCCTAATTGCATCAATATCAACTTATCTTTTATTCTCTCTGGAATATCAGAGGGAAATATATCTTTTAAGTATGGTGCAAAGTGTCTTTGCCAAAACTTTTTTGTTTTTCTTTTATTAGAAAAATGTATGTTAAAAAATTGTGTTGGAGTCCCGCCTCTGATCATCATCCGATCAGAGTACAAAACATACATAAGTTGAATCATTTGAAATCTAGATAGAGTTTTATATTCTCTGGTATCTAGATGACAAATAGATACTGTTTGGTTTTTTGGTTCGATTGTTGAAGTCATAATTCAAGAGCTTTTTTTGATTCGTATTTTTTTATTATTTCTTGTTTTAAAGAAATAAAAGTTTGTAAGTGTTGTAAGTTCTCGATATTTTCAAGAACTTCAGCAACTTCGTGATCTAATAAAAAGAGTTTTACTTCTATCATCTTTTAGAACTCCTGAAGTAATTTTTCTAATTGAGTAGTTCGAGTATCTAACCTCTGGTAGAGAGTAGATATTATTGAGTAACTTTGCCAACTTAGTAACAAGAATGCAATTAATAATAATTTAGTTCGCATTTGTTAATCCTCGAAAACTTGGACGAATTCGAAACCCGCATTTTTTAAATTGCGGATATGTCGAGGTAATAGAGTTAATGTATTAGTCAACCCTAGAATCCAAAAATCGTCTTCATTTTTTAAATAAATGTTTTCGTTACCGTAAACATTCTTTTTATAGAATTGAATTTCTTTTTTAATCATTTTTTTTAGGAAGGTAAAAAGGAAGGAATAATTAAGGCAGTTATAAAACTACCTTAATTGTTTTGATAAACTTGCAAGGTTTCTTGCCTATCTTGCCACTCTTTAGAATTGGATGAATAACTCCATGTTGATGACAAGTCCAAAGCCCATCGCTTTTAGTAACATCATATAGATGTACTGGACACAAATATTCTTTCTGAAATTTGTACAAATGCTTCCAAGAATTTTTAGTATTCTTAGCAGCTCTTGAAGCAATAACTTCTAGTGGTACTGTATCGGATTCTGTAACCCATGAGCTACCAGCTCCGATAAAAACTATACCAAGAATTTTTCTTGTCATAAGGAAGGAAGGAATAAAGTTTGTATGAAATAATTCTTAGATGTTCCCGTAGCTCATTTACCAACTAACTGTCGTCTAATTGATAGCGTACTTGACGCAAGTGTTACCCAATAGAGAACAAATGAAATTATTTTTTTTTCTAGTTTCTTTTTTTGTATTTCCTTTTGTGTTTACCTGATAGACAATTTTTTAATTTTGTTTACCTGATAAGCATTTTAAGAAATACTCAAGCGTAAAAATTGGCAATAGTACATGCCCATTTTTTATGCTAATAGCATATTACCATAACTCTGATATCTAATCAATGTTTATTACAAATATTACAAAGTCCATCGAGGATCGCTTCAGGCAAGCCAAAATTCTCAAGGTACTATCACACCTAAGTTATATTACAACGCTATCACAGAGGCATACAGGCCAAAATTAGGGCATATGGGGGTGCAGTTGCAAAAAATTTTTTTTGTAGGGCCAGGCGAGGAACTTAAATATATATCCGAAATCTTCGTTACTTTGACTCAACTTTAATTGAAAGTTCTGGAGCTTGGATGTTTACAGTTTCTACGGATTCACCAATTACTTTACCTAGGGAGTCAAGGATCTGTGCTGCTGTTTGCAATTGACCTTTTGAAATAGCTTTGTTGAATAGACGTACTCTCATGGCTTGTAAGCGTGGGAGCATATTTTCTCTATCTTTATCCCAATCTTCTGTATTCCAATGTTTTACTCTACCCCAATCTTCCCAGGCAGTTGTTATTGATATTTGTTCAATTTTTGAATGTTCTATTACAAGTTGGCGAGTTGTTTTACCGTCAAGTTGACGTGAATATAAGCGTTGAGCACGTTCTTGAACTTTTTCTGCTGTAGAACGAGCTACAAATCTAGGTCTACGAGTTTTATTCGCTTGAGCTACTGGAGGAGTAATATCGTTTGGGAAAGTAGAAGAAGCCACGGACTTACTTGCAAGGTGTATTTATTGAAATAATAACCTAAAAATGCTGAAATAGGCTATAAAGAGGGGGTATAGATTGAAAATTCTGTTATTTTTAAGTGTATGGCGGTGAGAAATGGACCAGAAATCAGTTTAAGGTATGCACAGGGGGAGGTATTTAATTGTGATAAAAGATTTCGGGTGTTAGTTGCAGGAAGAAGGTTTGGTAAATCATATTTATCCTGTATTGAATTGCTCAGAGGAGCTATCAATCGACCTGGGGAGGTGTATTTCTATTGTGCTCCTACTTATCGGATGGCAAAGGATATTGCATGGAAAGAATTGAAAAGATTAGTGCCTAAAGTATGGGTACAGAGCAAGAATGAGACAGATTTAAGGTTGGAGTTGATAAATGGATCGACTATTGAGTTAAAAGGTACAGAAAATGCGATGGCATTGAGGGGTAGGAGCCTAGCAGGGGTTGTATTGGATGAAGCAGCGTTTATGGATCGAGATGTATGGGCTGAAGTTATAAGACCTGCTTTAGCCGATAAACAGGGGTGGGCCTTGTTTATTAGTACTCCTGATGGCACTGCAAGCTGGTTTTATGATATGTGGTGTTTTTGTGGAGAACAGGAGTGGGATGATTGGAAAAGGTGGAGTTTTACCACGATTGAAGGGGGTAATGTTGCACCAGAGGAAGTTGAAGCAGCTAGGTCACAACTAGATGCAAGGACATTTAGACAGGAATTTGAGGCTAGTTTTGAGAATTTAACTGGTTTGGTCGCTGTTAGCTTCAGTGATGACAATATTGATAAAGAAGTGGAAGACCTACATATGCTGCCATTGTTGTTGGGTTTAGATTTTAACGTGGACCCTATGGCAGGAATCTGTGCATATAAGCATGACAATAATTTGTATGTCTTTGATGAGATCATGCTGACAGGTGGTGCTACCACATGGGATTTTGCTGAAGAGGTAACAAGAAGGTACGGGGTGGATAGAAGAATTATTGCTTGTCCTGATCCTACGGGTAGTGCAAGAAAAACAAGTGGGGTTGGAGTTACAGATCATACGATATTAAGAAGGTCTGGTTTTACAGTTATGAGTCCTAAATCTCCTTGGAAAATTAGAGATAAAATTACTGCTGTCAATACTGCATTGCTTGATGCAAATGGAGATCAAAGAACTTTTATACATCCCAGGTGTAAAGAATTAATAAAAGCACTAAGAACTCTTACATATGCACCAAATACTGGTCTTCCTAATAAAAATTTGGGAGTAGATCATGCTTTTGATGCTTTTGGTTATCTTTGTCTACAACAATTTAACTTGGCAAAACCAGAGACATTAGGGCAAACTGCGTTTAGAATATATTAAGATACCTAATTCTTACTATGTACCATTCTACAACGAAGAAAAAGAAGAAGAAAAAGAAGGGAGGCAAGAAACGTGGCGAATGTTCCTGTAAATAAAGCGTTATACTCTAGGGTAAAAGCAGAGGCTAAACGTAAATTTGCTGTTTATCCTTCTGCTTACGCTAACGCATGGCTTGTACGAGAGTATAAGAAGCGTGGTGGTACTTATCGCACGGGAACTAAGAAACGTGGCAAGAAGTAGTGGCGGTTTAACCCGTTGGTTTAA